CTCATATGTTGCTATTTTATTAGTCATTTCTTCCATTTGTCTCTTCATCTGATCTATCTGCTTTTGATACATCTTTGGTATTTCCTCTGAAATTTTAATCTTTAATTCTTTCTCAACTAACAAATTGATCTCTAGTTTTTGAATTTCAACCTTTGTTTCATCCTTTATCTTATTATATATCTCCTTTTGAGTCAAACCTGCCACCGCATTTCTCCCCTCTAACAAACAATTGCTGCCGATCTTTAACATTAACATGTTCTCTTCTGGTGTAAATGTGCTTATTATGTCTGGCAGCAACTCGTCTACCGGTATTGTTATATTTATAATTCGTAAAGACATTCTATAAATATATTCGATAATATACCTTTATGTTAGTTTGTTTCTCTATATCTCTCTATTTTATCCTTCTTAAAAACAAATGAACTAACAAATTTCATGTTTAGTGGATATAATAATAATCCTTATATTTCAGAAATCGTAAGAGTTTGTTTCTCTATCTCTTTGTTTTTCTCTTTGTTTTTCTCTTTGTTTTTCTCTTTGTTTTTCTCTTTGATTTTCTCACTGTTTTTCTCTTTGTTTTTTTAATTCCCTTTCCTAAATTCAAAGTGGTTTGCTCCAGTTTTGAAATATTTTCTTGGTTAATTTCATCATTTACTTCAGTGTAGTCACTCGCTTGTTGTAACTTGTCTATTCCACCATAATCTAAAACTATTTGGTATGCTCTAACTAAAGTAATATCTTGTTGGTCCGAAATTTCCCTGATACTAAGGTTCGGGGCATTTATATACCTATATAAATTCCAGATTTTCTCGTTTTTCTTATCAAGTTTGTATTTTGCCTTTTCCTCTGGTGTTTCTTTCTCTTCCTCTTCCTTACGAGCAGCATTATAATAATAATCATAATCATTATCTTTCTTGGACGGCATATATATATAATATATAAAATCTGCGTTTAAAATATTAAAAAGTTTAAAAACAAATGAACTAACAAATTCACTTAAACACTATCTATATACTATATCTAATAATGGCCCTTAAACGTCTACAAAAAGAACTAACAGAAATACAAAAGGACACACCTGCTAACTGTTCGGCCGGCCCAAATAATAGTGACATGTTTAATTGGGAAGCAACTATTATTGGTCCCACTGAAACTCCCTATGAAGGCGGCATTTTCAACATGAAAATACTATTTCCTGCCGACTATCCCTTCAAACCACCAAAGATCACCTTTGAAACCAAAATTTATCACCCAAATATCAATGGAAATGGAGGCATCTGTTTAGATATATTGAAAGACCAATGGAGTCCCGCATTAAGTGTTACTAAAGTACTATTATCTATTTGCTCACTTCTTGATGAACCAAACCCCGATGACCCATTGGTTCCTGAGATTGCTCATCTTTTTAAATCTAACAGAGCCGAATTTAACCGCCTTGCTAGAGAACATACACTAAAATACGCATAAATACTCTATTTTTAATATCCTTTTCCGAATGGATTTGATCCGGGTTTGTTAAACTTTTCATTAAACTGGTATTTCATGGGTATTTTTTTTTGATACTGTGCCTGAATTTGTTTTCTCTTCTCAATAGCAATATTATATTCAGGTGAGGATTTACCTACACTTTTTTCTAAAGTAATTATAGTTTTATTTATTTTACTCAATTGTTCATCTAATGCGTCACGTTTAGCAAGCCTAGCGGCATTATCAACCATAATTTTTGCTTCTTGTTGTTTTTTTGCTTCTTCTTCAGCCAAAGCGGCAAGCATTTTTGTTGTGGTTATTTCTGCCCTAGCATCACTAATTTGTTTGTCAACATCAGCACGATGAGATGCTATTTGTGCGTTCCACTTATCTTTAAACGCTGCCTTAGTAACCTCATGGTCCGGTCTCGGAGTCCAACATGGTTCTTCAGTGTTCACCCATGTTTTCCAAATGTCCCAATTTTCTGAAAAAAAATGTAACCAATATTCTGAAATAATATTGGTTGTATGCCACATATCAATGCTTGTTTTACTACTATGTGTAAAGTTTATAAAATATGGCTCAGTTAGTGTTATAGTATCATAATTAATAAAAAACATATCACAATTTTCACCTACAATATAATTACTCAAATCTGGCTTACGACTAATATTGGTGGACGGAGGTGTAAATTCGTTAAGCTTTTTTAAAAAACATTCTATTTGAGATCGGTTTTTAATTACTATTTCCCTCACCCCCCCAATCTGTTTCCTTGTCCTTCTACCCATTGTATGTCTAACTTTATAATGTTTCCTTCCCTTGGTTTTTCTTCTTCGCGACTTTTGATTTTTTCTTTGTCTTTGCGATGGCATATTATACAATAACCAAACAAAATAAATATATATAACCCAAATATGTTCTCTAAAGAACATTGATTTAACTTAATTATTCTTATCTTAACTCCTATATCAACCCCATTCTACTCTTACCATCCCATTCTGCTCCGACTCCATTGTGATCTACATAGAAATTCGCATACCCCCTTGCGTCAGTCTCCTTTTCAATCAACTTATTTTCCTTAAGTAGTCGGAACAAATTCTCGATCCGCAAATTATATCGATCAGCCAATTCATACAGCGACAAATCACTGCCGGTATAATCACCAATTATTTTTGTGATTTCATCGGGTTCAGGTGTTCGCTGCCTAAGCGCCAATTCTTCCGCGTCCATATCTTCCTCTTGTTCATCATCATATTCCTTGCGACCAATGACATCGATTCGGCACTCATGATAATCATCCGCACTTTGTAATCCATCTCGACACCCATCCCACTCAGGGATTAATCCATACAATTCCTCCATATCCATTCCATATTTCCAAGCAGTCCTTCTTATACTTGAACATGAATGAAAATATTCCAATATTTCAACAGCATTTTCTTCATTTCGATCATCTATTATCTCCTTTAAACATTTACTATGTTGTATACTAGCAGCCAACTCCCTTTCTAGACTAATTATTCTTTCTTTTAACACCTTATTCTCATCACAAATATCCTCAATGCTTAAATACGTAGCCATTTGTTTAATATATAAATATATCAAAAAATATATTTATATCGTTATTCCAAATATATTTTGTTAGTTGTAAAGAAAAAACCATGTAAATTTTCAAATTATTTCTTCTTACAACTAACAAATATGTCTTACATTCTTAGTATTTCTTTGACTTTATTTAAAATACTATTGCTGTCATCTAGACTGATCAGTTCATCACTCTCAATCTTTAACATTAACAATTGACTCACCTCTCGCAACCGTTGTCTGCTACTCTCTTGCTGCGCTTTTAACACTTCGATGCGTTTTTTTTCAGCGTCTAATGCCTCCGATTCCGCCTTTTTTCGCCTCTTATCTTCTTCTAAAGCCTCTTTTTTCCTCCGTTCTTCCTCTGCTGCTTTTTCGGCTGCTAATGCCACCTCTCTACGTTTTAAAGCATCTAATGCTTCTAGTCGTTTTTTTTCGTCTTCAACATCTCTTTCCTTTTTATCCTTTGCGGCTTTTAACTCTGCTGCTTTTCTTACCTTTTCTTCTTCTATTAGTCGCAACTTCCGCTTCTCAGGCGTCTCGGTTTCCAGAGCTTTTCTCTTTCGTTCCGCCTCTTCCTCTGCCTCCTTTTTATCATTTGCTGCTTTTAAATCGTCCGCCTCTTTTTTCTTCCTCAAAATATCATCCTCCATTGCCTTTCGTAGATCTTCTGCCTCCTTTTTCTTACGCGCATCTTCCTTCTTTTGCTCAGTTTCTTCATGCTTCTTGCGCAATTCCCTATGATAAGTTGACAACTTCTCTATGCTACAAGCAGTCCAATTGATTATATTTCGCTTAATCGCCTTTTCACACAACTTCTCATTCTTTGTCGTACTAACATTCGAATTAAACTCTAATCTGCTATCATCTATCGCCGCCTTTATTGCCATCGTCAACTCATTTGTACCCTCCATTGTAATGTCCTTGTTAAACGTGATACCCAATTCCTTACCAATCTGTTTTGAACTGAAATCAATACGATGTAATGTATACGTATTATTTCCATCAAACGTTTGTTTTGCCAATGACTTCTTACCATACTTTCGATCATCCTTGTAGATTAACACATGATCAAATGGCTTCTCAGGCTCCGTCTTAGAGTCTTTAGTATGAAATGAATCCGAGTAAAACGTAAATACTGTATCTATCTTCATACAAGATCCATCAGATACAACGGAACTGCTATTATGCGCAAATATATATCCTTCCTTCTGCTTTTCAGTAATGAAATCCTTACCAGCCTGTTTCAATACATCCCACTTCCAAACCCAGATTGGAGGCGCTTCTAGATTCTTTTCCTTATTTAGCTTGACCCAAATCTGCCACACAGGGCTTTCTATTGTCTTATTAATCAGATATATTCGGTCGCCACCTTTCTCCAAAACAAACAGTCTTTTCTTCAGAGTAAATTGAACGCATCTAACATCTGAAAAGAAGTCGATTTCCCTTACAACAGGCTCGCCATTTACGAAGATGCTCATATTCGCCGTCAAGAAGCGCGAATATGTCTCCGAAATACCAAGCTTAATACGGTCTGTTAGTTTCCGTTGCGTCATTTTCTCACAAATTGTCTCTCTTATCTTTGACAATACAATACTCGATCCTGTTGTAAATGGATGTATTTGCTTGTAATCTGTCTCTGTTATTTCCTTGATTTTCGGGTTATATGACACGTTTACATCTTCCTCCTTCTCCATCTTCAAGAAATCGCATACTACTTGGTAAAATATACCGTTGCCTAGATTGGTAATAACAGACAGTTCATTTGCGGCCGACAGTGCGCCGGCCTTTAATCCTACACCAAATTCGGACGTTTCATCATCCAAGTCATGCCCTGTCTTGATATGCCCCATATTGAACGGATTCGCGATACCTTCTTGATTGATGCTTTCGAATCCATTGACGTAATTGTCTGATATTTTCAACTCTTGTAGCCGGCCATCGCTGTCTATATCGGTTGTCAAATGGATTTCAGTGGCCTTCTTTATAATATTATCAATTGCTTCATTAATGACCTTTTCCAAGGTATAATTGGCATGTCTGTGTTGCTTGGCAACAGATCTAAAATGGGGTGCTCCGGTGGTTAATGATTTCATCTTTACAACTATTTTGATTTTATAATAAATTTTCCTTTACTTATTATGAAATTCAATTTTATTTCCTTTTTATTTGATTCCGTTGCTTCCTTGTTTTAAACTTTTGTGTCTTTTTCGCCTTCTTTTGTTTCTTCTGCTTAAGGTGTCGGCGGGTTCTGCGGCCGCCCAACTTATCCCATTTAGTAGCATTCATTGAAGATAGTGTTGTACTATACAATCTATTAACTGTTGCTTTACATTTACTTCTATCAACCAATATTTGATCGTACATTTGTTTTGCTTCCTTTTCTAAGTTTAATGATTTTGCCTTTGCCTTCATTAATTTAGCAATTGGAGCAAACTGACCATCAGGTGGAAACATGTCTGCTGCTAGACATGTTGATACTGGTATATTGACTAACTTTTGTTTACCTACTGTTACTGTAGTTTTTGTAGTTGGTGTAAAAATATATTTGGGATATTCAGTATTATCATTTACTTCGTTAGTATGTACATCTTGAATTGTAGATAAATTTGCTATTTTGGTCGACATAGAAGATAAATAAAAATTTGTTTGGCCTTTTAATCTGGTATCTAATAAGGTATTAAGATATGTTTCTGAAAAGGGGGTGTTAGTTTGCTGATAAATCTCCTTGTTTGGTCCAAAGTAGTAAGACGCAAAATATACTAAATTGGTTGCTATTTCTTGAGACTTAGTCCTAACCAAATTATATTCTAACATTTGTCTTAAAGCATTACATTCATTTTGAATTTTTTGTTTTAATGAAACCAATGGAGTATATTTTGGATCATTTTTACCCAAGGGTTGTAATTTTACATTAATTGCTGTAATTAATGTATACATCGTATCATTAACTAATTGAATATCTGGATATTGTAAACCAAGTATTGTTGACATCGAGTTATTATTTACAAATGTTTGTAATAAGGTTTTTTGTTGTTGGCTAAGTCTCGGTTTTGTTGTTTCATCGGCAATATATGGTAAAATAAACCCCCAACTTTCTGGTAGTATTGTTGTAATATGTGTATTTTTTGGTAAATTTTTAAATGTAACAATAATATGACACAAAAATAATGCCAAATATTTATATATAAAGGTTTTTAGTTCTAAATAAAAATTCGGATTCAAATTTAGTATACTCTGTTGCTTACGCTGTGCTGTTACAATTGCTCCAGGCTGAACATTGCTAGCACCGGTATTCTCATTCGAATTCATATCTAGAGGTGTATTTAAAACCGAGGCCATACACTCTAATAATGAATTCATAAAGTCGACCATTGGCTTAACTTGTTCTGTAAAAGTAGATTGATCAGTGATGTCTGGTATTAAATAATCATCTATGTATGTTTGTAATGTCTTAGCATCAGTTATACTATTAGTATTTTTACACTGAGAACTAACTAACAAAAAAAAAGCTACCCGGATTCTATTGAAATTTTCTTGTTTAACATAAAAATCAACCAATGTTTTAAAACTAGAATTACTTTTATATAATGATTTAAAACTATTGATCGATGATAAAAAATTAATTACACTTGAGTCCTTGTTTGTTGCCACTGATTTTAAGATTGACATTCGTTCAACCATACCTTTTGTTTCATTTTTGTCATTTTGACCTACTAAATAATTTGCTAGGGTGTTGGCGCCTAATATTTTATCTTGCGGAATACCAGTAGTTGGTGGTTTTATATCATTAAACTTAAAAAAACTATCAAATAATGTATTCATATCTGTTAAAAAATTAACGCTATCCATTTATCTCTATATTATAGAAACACAAAATTCAAAACAAAACCCAAATAATCATACCCTTATCTCACTATTTTTTCAACAATTGCCTTAATTAACGGCGGCGGAACCGCATTCCCTATTTGAACAATCTGCTCCTTTATCGTCCCGCATACTTTATAATCACTCGGAAATCCCTGTATTTGTTTCAGTTCATCTGGTGTAAACATCCGCAAATAGCACCCGCTCGCATTCTGTATCGGCACAAACAGACGCGGTTGATGATCATATGTACATATAATCGTCTTACTCGGCTGCCTTATATCCACAATTTCGCAATGAATCGGGCTATTACGCTTCGAAAACGAGAACAAATTCGCATGTTGTTTACCATCATAGAATCGCGACGCTTCATCCGCGTTCAATTTACTCAGCAAATACGGATGCCCACCATTATTATCCTGATATGCCTTCTCATCACCTAAATCCTTGATAATACATTCATCGGGAATTTGCTCGAACCAAATCGGGTCCACTTTTACCGCGCCCTCCATGCTGTATTTTACTATAGCGGTCAGATTAGGCGCGCTACATGACGATGTAGGGAACTTAGAAGTCCATCCATACGGATTGCCCTTCTTGACGCCGACAATGATCAACCGTTCTCTGGTCTGAGGCACATTAAATTGCTCGGTTTTAAACACCTGATATATCACGTTGTAACCGAGCTTTTCAAACTCGGAAACAATAACATCAATATATAGCTCTCCAGTGGATGTCTTTCTAGAAACGAGTCCCTTGACGTTTTCGCCGATAATCAACGATGGTTCTAATAATTTTGTGGCACGCAGGAATTCCAAAAATAGCGTATTACGCGGATCATCTGCTGCTTTTTTGCCGGCGTTACTGAAGCCCTGGCAATTATGAACAATTGTATTATATACAATATAACTATTGTCTGTTTCCACTTCAAAATTGTATACTGGTTCATTTTGGACATCATCCGTTGTGATGTTAAATGGCGCATACCAAACATAATTACCTTCAATAAATGTAGACTGTTTGCGTTGTTTTTCAGTATAAATACTAATTTTATACGAGTCTCTTTGATTCACAGTTCTTCCTTCAATTACACACGTTTTAGGACGGATAGTTTTCTCAACGCTAGCAACATGACCTATTTTTAAGTATAATCTTTGAAGACCATATGCTAAATTGTGTGAAACTGTAACAACCGTTGTATTATTTTTATTTTTACAGATATGCCCGTCTGATGCGACATATCCATTAATAAACTCTTGAATCAAATATTTTGGCGCATCTTGTATCCATTCTGGTATTAACTTACCATGTGCGTATTTACCAAATTGTTTTAAAATATTAAACCACATAACATTAGCGCATCCATATTTTACACCCTTTCCGCATCTATCTTTATAAGTAATATCTAACACTTTTTTGATTCTATCCATTGACTGTGTATCGTCTTCGTGAAAACTAAAACGAATAATGTGTGTATCTCGTATTCCATCTGATTTTTTAGTATCTTGAATCCAACCATCGCCGACAAAGTAACCCAATGTAAACCATTCGTCTGGATTATCAAGTGTAATAGATAGTTTATCGGTTCTAGTTTGATTAATTTGTTTATCGAAAGTAAACGCCGGTATTTCATCTTTTGAATTAATAACCATTCCGAAATGGTCGTTAAGACTCAGTTTTGACGCATTTTTCCATTCCGGTTCTCCGAATTCATATTCGTATTTTCTTAGCGAATTATTCCACGATCTCTTTTTCTCACGGACATAAAATGGATGCTCTTCAGTACAATTGATTGGTTCTGGATGGTATTTAAGTTTAATATTGTAAAGTTGTCCGGTATATTCTTTCCTTTGTAGATTTACAATATTTTGAAATTGTCCTGTATGTGTTAACAATTTGTCATCAATTGCTACATTTTGTATTTCTTTGTAACCGGTATTCGTTAAAACAAGTGTATCTTTTACAAAACATGGGAATCCCGCAAACAAAATATCAGTTTTTCCATTGAACTTCGTGAAGCATTCATCTTTTAACTTAGAAATGTCATTTATCTTGCCATCGCAGATCAATTCGCTTTCCGGAAAGTTCGCTTCATGTGTCTTACAGAAGTTCGGTTTGAGCTCATTGTAGGCAATCACCTTACATCCGGCCTGAGTAATGCCTAATGTATCGCCTCCCATGCCTGAAAAGAGACTTACCGCTATAGGGGACCAAGGTCCCCCTATGACCCCCCCTTCTATATTTTCTTTTATTATGAGATCCCCCCCTTCTATATTTTCTTTTACTTCTTCTATAACTAATTCAACCTTATTCTTCTTACCTCTCTTTACTTTAACCTTTTCATTTGTAATTGGTTCACTCATTTTATTTGTATTATACTAACATTTATTGGAATATTTTTAAATCAATTTTATTCGGTTGTAAAATAAAAAAGTAATATTTCCTTTTTATTTTATTTAAATTTTATACATTTTATACAATTATACATTTTATACATTTTATACATTTTTTTAAAGTTTGTTTGGCTCTTAGCTGCGCAGAACCTTTCATAAGCGAAGCGGAAAAGGTGGAATTATTTACAGTTTGTTTGGCTCTTAGCTGCGCAGAACCTTTATAAGCGAAGTGGAAAAGGTGGAATTATTTAATATCCAACCGAATATTTGTAATACATTGTCCATAGCCCCACCTGAGTTTCGCATAAAATACGCTACCATCATCACATACAAACCTGAAATTAACATCACAATCCGACTTTGCCTCCTCTTTCGCTACGCTTACAATTGGCGACATGCCCATTTTACCAGTCCATTTCACCTCAAAGTCATCCGGTTCATCTATCTTGCCGTGAATTTGGAGCCAATAATCTTTACTAGATAGCGCATCATTCGCTATATTATACACTTCGGTTTTTAGTACTTCCAATTGCCCCTCATCAAGCACAAACTGCTTATTAAATTTTTTACGGCAGTCTGACAAATATTCGCTCTTGTATCCCTTGCTACGTAATTCGACTACAAATGCGGTTTTCGGCTTGCCCTGTCTAAACGCATCCTTATCCCATACCTCAAAAGTCGGTTTCTCAGTAGAAATGCTGAAATGCTGAATGATCTCATCCATCATTGTGTCATAAAACTGTCTCGCATATTCTCGACCCACGCTAAAATTTTTACCAGATCCATTGTAAAACTGTACTCCATCAACCCAAGGCGGCTTTGTCGTATCTACTGCTTTCTTATATTTACTGCCCTTGAATTCGACTGTCTTTAAAATATCATCACCTTCTACCATTTTCCATTTTATTTTGAAATCATGATGAATGCTTCGGTTTCCACCAGAAATCACTGATGATGAAAATTGCGGGCTGCTCGGAAACGCATTGGCAAATGCTTCTCTAATTTTTGAGCCACATGATGTGCCATTGTTAAGATGCGCGTGTATTTTTGTTAAGTTGAGCGATTCCGTATCGGATCGCGTATGAGGCGTTTCATCCTTCGCTACTGCGGTTGCTACTGTTGCTACTGTTGCTACTGTTGCTATTATTTCTACTGCTTTACTCATTGTTGCTTTATTAATTGTTGTTAATATTTCTTTAAAAGGTTTTTTATACATTTATAATATTAATTTTTTGTTATAAAAGTAATTCAATTTTTTTATAAAATATGTTGATTACTTGTCGATTACCACCTCTTTTGCCAAATTTCGGATTATTTGTGTTACGTTTTTGGCCTGTTCTTCACTCGTAATTCCCGACATCGCATTCGATACAATCTTCAGATATTGGTCATTCTGTTTCGATGTTGAATCCTTACATTCCGGATATTTGCTTGTCCAAATTGGTATTTGCCTGATATTCTTGTTCGCAACTTGCCGAATTGCGTTTCTAATTTGTTCATTATTATCATCATCCTTTGTCCATTTATCGTCTGATTTGATATATAGCACTTCTCGTTTCAGATCACTACAGTGAATTGGGCGCATGTGTGTGTCTAGATCTTTCAGATTATTTATAATAATTCTAGAAATACCTTCAACATAGCCTAGACGCCCAGTGTTTTCTAAATCAGACAAATGGATCTTAATTGAACCAACAAATTCGTTAATATTTAAAGCATCCTTACACTGTTCATTTAAAAAGAACTGTAAATTAAATGTCTTGTTGTGTGAATTATTATGACTATGACTCATTGTTGTGTTGTTTGGCTGTAAGTGTTTGAACATCTCGATCATAGTTTCTTTCATCTCTTTCATGAAAGTAACTAATAATTCCTTTTCTGCCGACCCCTTATCTCTTTCCAATTCTAATTCAAATGCTAAATCCTTCTCTTTTTCTAATTGCTTCGCTAATTCCTTCTCTTTTTCTAATTCCTTTGCTAATTCCTTCTCTTTTTCATTCTCTTTTTCATTCTCTTTTTCATTCTCATCCTCAGCATTTATCATCTCGCAATTCTTTTTGTGGCGATAATATCCACTATCATATCTATAGTTTTTTCCACATATACATTTAAAAATGGTGGAACTTTTTTTTTCTAAATTGGTCGCATTTAATGTATTTACTACCATTTTATGCTTATCAGTTGCCAAATGGCGATCATATTGACTTTTTCTTGACGTTACATAGTCACAGTATTCGCAACAAAAATTACCGGAACTTTTTGAAAAATTTACAGACATCTTTTTCTATCCTAAAGTTCCGATATATTATTTTTTATATATTTTGCCGCATTTTGTAAAAATTAGCATCACATTTTTTTCAACCCTAAAAACATAAACGAGAGCATCTCAGTCACAACGTGACTTTTGGGGTGTTTTTGGAACTTAATTGACTATCTTCATTTTGGACATTTCTAAAAATGTCCAATTTTCATTTTCCTTTTTACTTTTGGGAAAAAAAATGAGACTGAGACTTATAGGCTAAAAATACATTAAAAACCCCAAACCATTATGATCAGGAGTTATTTTATTGTATTTTTAGTCATTTTTTTCAGTAACAAATATAACAAATATAATATATATAAAGTCTGTAAAAATAAATAAACATATAAATAAATGGCGGGCAAAAACTCTAGCATAAATTACTATTATGGAACAATTATTGGTCAAAGTGATGGTCCATCAATGAACGAAATTATCAACAAATTAAAAGTCGATATTGAGGATATAAAGAGTGGTAATAGTAATGTAATTAGTTCCGATCCAGTTGATATGTCTATAATAAAAAAAAATATAGCTACTTTACAAGCAACTCTTGTTACTTTAAATGCCAATTTAAACAATGTAACAAATGATGTATCAAATTGTAAAGCAGCAATATCTTCATTAAGAGGCACTACAATTACCCTAACCAACTCATTAAATCAATTAGCAGTAACTACTAATAACAAAATAGCTCTTATTCAAATGGCTGTATTGTCTGAACAAAATGAACGAATTAGTCAATTTAATAAATTAGAAACCAAAATAGATTTTTTATTTGATTGGTTTTTTCGTTCTCATTCAGATGAGATAATCCCTTAATAATTTAATTAAATATCAACTCAAATGAAAATATTTATAGATAAATTATCATTTATAAATATTCAGTTTACTTCTTTTTCTTCTTTCGGTCACGTTTTTTAACATCAGGAGTCATTGCGGTTTCATCTTTAGAATTATTTGAAGACGTTTCATCATATGAATTAATAGATGATCTATCTTCATTTGAGCTTACAATTGGTGCTTCAACTTCTGTTACAATTGGTGCTTCAACTTCTGTTACAATTGGTGCTTCTAGTTCTGTTACAGTAACAGATATTACAATTGGTGCTTCTTCTGTTACAGTAACAGATATTACAATAGGTGCTTCAACTTCTGGTACAATTGGTGCTTCAACTTCTGGTACAATTGGTGCTTCAACTTCTGGTACAATTGGTGCTTCCTCTGTTACATGTGTTTCAACTTCTGGTACAACAGGCGATTCAACTTCTGTTACAATGGGTGATTCTTCTGTTACAGGTGTTTCAACTCCTGTTACAACAGGTGATTCCTCTTTTATAGTAGGCGCTTCCAAAATAACATCTGCTACGTTAACAACCGGTTTACATATTTTATTCCCCATTATACAAACTCAACATATATTTATTTGTATATTTTGACGACAAATAAATTAAAAAATACATTCGAATATATATAATGTCTAAAAATGAATCATTTGTATATTTATTATTATCTAGTGACAATGCCACATATGTTGGAGCAACCGTTGATTTAGATCGCCGTCTCAGGCAGCATAATAAGGAAATAAAAGGCGGGGCGCATGCGACTGGCGCAAAAGTCGCCAAAGGAGAACAATGGATCAGAGCAGCCCATGTTAAGAATTTCCCAGACTGGCAAGCAGCGCTACAATTTGAATGGCGTTGGAAACAAATAAGCCGCAAATTGCCGGCTAAAATGTGGCCGCTTAAGCGGCGGCTTCAAGCGCTCAATATGCTCTTAAAATTGGAGCAGTCGACTACAAAGGCCAAACCATATATCGAGTGGACTGTGCCACCGGAAGTAGTACTAGAAGACGACGATGCTAGGAAAATCTATGAAGAAATAACACAGTTGCCACTAATTGTTTAATTAAAGCGGGACAAATACTTCTGAATACCGGTTTCTAATCCGTCCATTTCAATGCCTAGATGTGCCAATTCATCACCATTGCCACAATAATTGTGACTCGTATTAGCATCAATAATTTCAATATGATTATCATCAACAATAAGCTTGGCAATATCAGACAACTTATATTTTTTCTGATAAGATAAATTAATGGTCTTCTTAAGATCCGAAATGGGGGTTGTCAAATAAAACCTTACAATTTTAATAAAATCATCTTCATACATAAAATCAAACCATTTATCTTTAAAGATCGTCACCTGTGTATTCGCGCGTTTTGCCAAAACACAAGATTTAATAAAACGACTATTTTCTTCATCAACATGAAAAATATTAAAAATACGAAAATTAAATACATTGGAATATTGTAAACTTCGCTTATATATTAGATATTTTGAAAACCCATAATAATCTTTTGGGATAGAACCGAGTACATTATCATCTTCTTTCCTAACATAAATATCAGTTTCCCTGTCGTAAATCGCGCCAGAATCAAAATTAATAATAATACCAAATTTATCTGAGAATTTTATAATATTTTCAAACATTAGTAAATTTTGATAAACTACCTCTCCGGTTTCTTCTTTAGTTCTTCTACCTCCACTAATCGCTGTATGTATTAAATAATCAAATGATTTATCTTTTAAATAGATAGCCACAGCATTTGAATCTAACATATTAAAATCATCCCGAGTAATATTAGTAATGTTAAATTCGGAAGATAATCTATTACTTATCATTTTGGCAAGATTCCCATTACCACCAGTAATAAGTACAGATTTCATATAATAAATCATATAATTATATTTATATAATTTATTATATGAAATCATATAAATATATTGTTTAGTTAGATTTATAATATAAAAGTAAAAGTAATAGTTTATTTATATCAATAATATGTCGTCAAAGAAAATATGGTATGCGCCTAATAAAAAAGAAGCATATGGAGATGCTGAAATTAAAGCAGTGGTTGATTGTTTAAATGATGGATGGCTGGCTGGTTTTGGACCCAGAAGTATTGAATTTGAACAAAGAGTTTCAGCTTTATTTGGTAAAAAATATGGGTTATTTGTAAATAGTGGATCGTCAGCTATAATTCTAGGCATAAATGCTCTAAATTTAAGCAAGGGCGATGACGTAATTACAGCGGCATGTACATTTTCTACAACAATAGCACCGATTATACAATGTGGACTAAACCCAATTTTCTGTGATGTTGAGGTAGGTACATATGTACCAACTCCAGAACAAGTATGTGATAAAATAACAAATAAAACAAAAATGATATTACTGCCAAATTTGATTGGATCTAAGCCAGATTGGGTAAAAATAAGGGAGAAAATATGCCAAATGGCGAGACCAGATATTATATTATTCGAGGATTCAGCAGATACAATTACGCTTACGGAGGAAACTGATATATCGATTACCAGTTTCTATTCGAGTCATTTAATTACTGCTTGTGGATCAGGTGGAATGGTAATGTTTAATGAAGAGAAATATCTAAAACGTGCCACTATGTTTAGAGATTGGGGACGAATTGGAGATAATTCAGAGGATGTAAAGACACGTTTTGAATTCAGTATTGATGGCATACCATATGATTACAAATTTCTGTATGGAGCAGTTGGATATAATATGAAATCATCTGAAGTGAATGCCGCATTTGGATTAGTACAAATTGATAGATTAGAAGAAATTAGACAAAAGAGGGGAGCCGTATTTAATAGATATTTGGAGAATTTGAAGGATCTATCTGATAAATTAGTGCTTCCGATTAATACATTTAATAGTGACTGGTTGGCGATTCCATTTATGACACCAAGAAGATTAGAACTGCTTACATATTTAGAGGAAAATAATATTCAAACACGAGTATGTTTTGCTGGAAATGTTACAAGACACCCGGTGTATCGTGAATATCTGGAAGTGTTTCCCAATTCGGATAGAATTATGGCAGAAGGCTTTTTGTTAGGAGCACATCATGGAATGACGGTTGACGATGTGGATTATGTTTGTTCAAAGATTCGTGAGTTTTTTGAGAAATTGATCCCATGCAAATAAATATTTTATTAGAAGATTTTATATATATATATATAAATATATAAATATAAATAAATATATATATTTATATGAAGTTGACTGTATGTGATTACGTAATTGAATTTTTATTAAAAAATAATATTGATACGATATTTTTATTAGCAGGTGGATTTATAGGACCTATTTTAAATTCTATTTCAAAATATAATATAAAGTATTATTGTTTGTGTCATGAACAAGCAGCAGCTATGGCCGCTGATGCGTATTATAGGATAGCAAGAAAACCTTGTTGTTTATTAATTACAAATGGTCCTGGATCAACAAATACACTTACAGGGATAATTGGCGCATTTCAAGATAGTATTCCCATTTATATTATATCGGGAAATGTACCTATAGAGCAAAGTATAGATAGTCAATCATTAGACTTAAGACAATTGGGGGTTCAAGAATTAAATATTATTCCTATTGTAAAAACAATTACAAATTATTCATATAGTGTTAAAAAAAAAGAAGAAATTATAGAAACATTAGATATAGCATATAAAAAATGTGTAACTGGTAGAATGGGACCCGTTTGGGTAGAAATTCCATTAGATCTTCAAAATTGTTATATAGATTATAATAATATAGAACCAAAGATAGAACCCACGATAGAACCCAAGATAGAACCCAAGATAGAACCCAAGATAGAACCCAAGATAGAACCCAAGATAGAACCCAAGATAGATTACAATTTTATTTTAGATAAAATTAATAAATCAAAAAAACCATTATTTGTAATTGGTAACGGAATTTGGTTATCAAAAACTGAAAAAATATTTAATGAATTTTTAGAAAAAACACAGATACCAGTAGTTGCTTCATGGTTAGGAAAAGATATTGTAAATAATATAAATCAACTATATATAGGAGACATTGGTATATTAGGTGAAAGAGCAGCTAACTTTGCAATACAAAAAAGTGATCTATTAATTATACTTGGATGTAGATTAACAATTCCTCATATAGGTTATGATTATAAAAATTTTTCAAAAGAATCTTATAAAATAATGATTGATATTGATCATAATGAGATTGAAAAGAAAATAATAGATATAGATTTAAAAATAAATCAAGATTTGTCAGTTTTTTTGAATGAATTCAATCAATTTATTGGAATAAATAAAATAGAAAATAGTTTTTTAAATAATTGGATAAATAAGGTTAATTTTTGGAAACAAAAATATCCCTCATATGATACAGATATTGATTTAGATGGCGATGTTAATTCCTATTATTTTTCAAAATATTTATCAAATGTTTTAAAACCAAATACAACAATTGTTACAGATACAGGTTCTTCATCTTTTAGTATATTTCAATCTCTTATTATAAAACAAGAAAATATAAGATTATTTACTGCGGCAGGTCAATGCTCTATGGGATATGGTTTACCTGGAGCAATAGGTGCTTATATTGCCGATAAAACAAGAGATATTATATTGGTCGCAGGAGATGGCGGATTTCAAATGAATATACAAGAATTACAATCTATTATTTATTATAATATACCTGTTAAAATTTTTATATTTAATAATAATGGTTATTTGGCAATTAAATTAATGCAAGAGAATTTATTTAAAAAAAATTTTGTAGGTTCAACTATAGAGAGTGGTATAAGTTCGCCAAATTTTTGTAAAGTTGCTGAAAGTTATGGATTAAAAACATTTGAAATTACAAAAAATAGTGAAATTAATGTAATAAATGAAATTATTGACTATAGTGGTCCATGTTTATGTCATATTAAAATGATCGAAAAACAGTTAATTATACCAAGAGTACAATCATTAGGAGATAAAAAATCGTTAGAATATATGTTCCCTTATATTGATGAAGAAGAATTAAACATAATGTTAGACTGTTAACTTATTCTTTGATCATTTTTACCATTTTTACTTTATAACAGTTATGTGACCCAACAACTCAAATGGTTGCGTCCGATAATTGTGCCATATATTTGATCTCCGCTTGCTGAGTTGAAATGATATTTTCAGCCAGTCGCTTCACGCGTTCCGAACTCGTTTTTTGTAGGATCTCCTCGCTTGTTAGGAGAGCCATTGAATGATGCTCAATCATTTCATTCAAGTAATCCTTGTCATTAATATAATACTGATTTCGATATAGGTGTACAAAAATTATCAGAAAAAAACTTAGTGATAAATAGTAAATAAGATTGATAGAATTCATATGATAGTCATACATGGCTACTTCTAAAAGGCCCATTAATAGTGCCATAATAGTAGAAATGTAGAATTTGCCTGTAGTTGCTCTAACATTGGCAGGCGAATTGGTCATTAAATAACTCATTACAAAGTATTGTATAATAAAACTGCTTAACATCATCATCCAAAGTGAACTCAATAAATTCATTATTATATTATAACAATAAATTTATAATTTATTTTTTCCGTTTAGTCGGTCGGCCTACTACGTAGTCCTTTAACAGTCGGCCTACTACGTAGTCCTTTAACAGTCGGCCTACTACGTAGTCCTTTAACAGTCGGCCTACTGCGTAGTCCTTTAACAAAGCTTATATTTCTGTGTTTCAACATACTTGTATCCAATATCAATTAATTCCCTACCAGTATCAAAATTAAGAGAATTATAGTCTTTCAAATACTCTGAACTAACAAAATATTTGTTTATTTCCCCAATAGGGTTCTCACAATTCTGATTCATTGTGACAATAGGATTGTTAAAATTACTAGTCACTATTTTAAAAACACGCATTAACATATCCTTTAATGTGTCAATTGGCGCATCATTATAAGAATAACCTTGACTCGGTGTGATATAAGTGATATTGATATATTTTCCAGTATTGCCCTTAACCTGTAGTAATTCATTGCTTAATGTACCACCATCAGCATACAATTGCGCATTATATTTAACCGGAGGGAAGACACCCGGAATCGCGGAAGACGACAAGAGCAATAATACCTTATTTATATCATCATTGTCCTCGAATTTGAATATATCTAGGTTTCCACTATACAAATTAGTCGCACCAATTAGGGTATTAACAACAGGATCATTTGGCATATTATCAATAATACCAGTTAATGTACGAAACAGCGGATCTGTATTCAAAACAGATACGCCAGTTGGCGGAAATACATTGTAAACCATTAGATTGTGCATTCTATTATACAATGAATCTGCTGCTTTTACACCCATTTTCAAATCGGAAAAGTATGACAAGAACCCTGAGTTCAATGCGCCAGCAGAAATGCCTGTGTATAAATCGTATTGTTTTGAGTCAGTCTCTATAATTCTCTTTAAAATCCCGATTTCAACCGCGCCAAATGACCCACCACCTGAAAAGGATAGTTGATTGAAATTGTTGCTAGTAGTCTTAATACGTTTTATATTAGGATTATTTACATCACGTCTTAATCCTTCTACGCTCATCATAATCTGAGAATTTATTAATATAAACAATAATATGAATTGTAGTAACATTCTATAATTTATATTATAACAAGAGTTTAAATATTTTATTTTATATATTTAAAGTATATATTTTTAATAAAATACTTTTCAATTTTATTCACAATTACTTATAAAAATTATTTTGAATTGTATTTATATTATTATCAAATTGTTTCATATCATTAATAAAATTATCAAGACTTTTCATGTTCATATATTCAATTTGTTTGAATAATAAATCAGGTAATAAATGAAGTGTGCTTTCAGCATGGTGTATATCTTCCAAACCATAAGCTATTCCTGGATAATTTATATACTCATGATCCATATAATATTGATAAAATATTGAATTAATATCTGCTTTACCATTAAAATATTCTTCCTTTGATACATTATCGACCTTATATAATATTGGAATACATCCACATAAAGCAGCAATATATATTAAAAATGAACAAGGATCATAACAAATGAAGTATTTATAATTATTAAATACATCTACCATATGATTATAATTCAAAAATTTTTCAATAAAATGTGAATTATCTGGATGTATTTGTTGAATACCATTTTTATGATAAGATGATTTTTTAAATGTATGTATAACACAATCTCTTGGTCGTTTTAAATTTATAAATGTGTTTGGTTTTACATAAATCATAGTAAGAAATTTATAAATCGAATTTAGTTTTTCTGGTGAATCTTTAATTTTTAGTTCTGATAAAAAATAATAAACTAGTTCAGATTTACCCCAAGTATTTACCCAATTATATGGTATATTTTTACCTAGTTCTGATAACATCCATCTAACTACATATTTCGCATTTAATGGATTCCCAAAAACTCCTTCACAATATATTACAATTGTATTTTCATTATCAAATGTATTTGTAAAATCTGAAAATATCTCATTGGTTGAATCTACATCACTAAATATTTTCACATTTATATTATGTGACTTTAGTACAGATGCTAAATAATATTGAACATTGACTCCACCATTATCGTCTGTGTATTTCATATGTGGATATATTAGAATCATTTTATCCAAAGGATTTGTCATTATATTAAATAGTATGTATATGTCTTTATATAAAGGCATATAAATATGTATATAAATGAATAAAGTTTGTATTTCACTTGGTTGGAATTGTCATAGCGCAGTTCATTCTGTAAATACTGGCCTGAGAAGTAGAAAAATTGATGGATATAATACATGTCCGTTTGATGAAATGGTTACCAATCAAAATGGTATTGTTCAATGTTTGTTAGATGATTTTAAATATTTTTGTGATGAAACTTGTTTACAATTAAACAACATACAAGGAGATAATTCTATTTATAATACAAACTATAATTTTATATATAATCATGAAAGTCCAGGTCACGCCAATCTATATATAACTCAAAATTGGGAAGAAGGAATAGATCATTATATAAATAATAATTATTATCATTTTAAAACACGTTATGAAAAACGTATACAAAATTTTCGTAATTATTTATTAGATCCAAATAACTATATTATATTTGTTATTACAAGTTGGAATAAAACCCAGGATGATATGGTTGATTTAAAAACTGCTATTGAAGCACATTATCCAAATTTAAAATATGAAATACAAATTATTAATGACCCAAATGGTAAAGAATATTATGTAAAACATATGAAATATATGGGATATACAGAAACTGATAATGAATTAAAACGATTATTGTAATATTTTATTATTTTTATTTCTTAGATCTAGTTTTATTTCTAGTTCTTTTACTCACACTTCTATGTCTACGCGTACGTCCACGTTTACGTTTACGTAATGACTTCTGAGCAAATTCAACGATTTCACCTTTTCTATCTATAATCAAATCAACAATATTGCGGTAAAAATCGCGAAATTCACTCCGTCGTTTGGCGAGTTCATTAATATCAAACCATTTGATCTGTGTTTTTTCAAACAACTTTGAATCACGAATAATAGAAGGATCCAATTTCTTCTGTAAGAAGCGTTGATTATTGTTATAGTAATGTGGTAGCATCTCATCATACTCCATTGGAAATATATGACACCTATATGTGCTATAACCTTTAGACAGATAGTCAACATTAAATGTACCATATTTATTCAACAATCGTCTAATGTCAATAGGTGATCCAATAAAACCAGTCATTTCCTCACTGCCCTCTCTAACCGCGGTTTCCATAAATGTCTCTCCTTTATCTGTACCGCCTCCAAAATCAGACCATCCTGGATTAGAATCAATATTACGTTCTTTACCAAATAGCAACATTATTTTTCCATTATGAACAGTTACTGGTAATATACTAGCACCCATAAAGTATTCATATATTTTATTTTAATATCTAAAATATATATAATATGGGTAAAAATAAAACAAGGAAACATAAAACAAAGAAACCAAAGACAAGAACACATAAGACAAAGACAAGAACACATAAGACAAAGACAAGAACTTATAAAAACGAAGGTATATTGGTTTTACCTAACAAAACGCCCATTAATATTAACGAATTAAGTAACGATATTAGCAATGATTTAAGTAACGAAGGATCCTATAGTCCATCTATAAATAAAGAATTAATCTTGTTAGCTTCAACCACTAGAAAGGACGTTCATAACTGTAATAATAGCAAGGCATTTTTGTTAGAAGAACCCTTAAAAATAGGTATTCCAGGAGTAATATATGGCAAATATTGCCATGCCTATGATTCACCTGAAGCCAAGAAATTCCTATTAAGGAATTTAGCAGCCAATAAGCATGTAAATCCTAGCACAATTGTGCCGCCAATTCAATCACTTGCGAATTGTTGGTTCAATACAATGTTTGTTGTCCTTTTTGTTAGTGATAAAGGTCGTAAATTCACCCACTTTTTCAGACAATTAATGATCGAAAGCAAGCAATCAAATGGACAAGTAATTCCTGATAAGTTGAAGAACGGATTCGCCCTCCTGAATTATTCGATTGATGCCTGTCTAACTGGAAGCAAATACGCATACACGCTCAATACAAATACAATTATTCGCCAGATATTCGAGGCTATACCTCCTGAATATAAGTCCGGATTACCTTATATCAAGGACATAAATGAAGCCGGTAATCCAATCCGTTATTATATGAGTTTAATCAATTATCTACATAACAAGTCGATTCAAATGCTATATATTCACAATGCCAATACAAAATGGAAGGATCAAGTAATAGAGCAATCGCGAACATTAAACCATTTACCACATGTTATTATTATCGAAATATTCAGCGATAATACAGATACAAATACCAGAAAAGACAAAGTACAAAATAAAGCGACCAGTTTCGATCTTAATGGGCACAAATATGTGCTAGATAGTGCGGTTATACGAGACACAAGTAAGCAACATTTTTCGGCGACATTGACATGCGAACATCAAGAAATGGCATATGATGGTATGAGCTTTCATCGACTCGTGAAGATGGATTGGAAGAAACATATTAATTCGGATTTCAAATGGCAATTCCTGGGTTCAACGGATATAAATAAGCGCCCACTAACGTGGAATTTTATCAATGGGTATCAAATGTTAATTTATTACAGGGCTAGTTAGAATCGCATCGGTTATTTTTTGACCACCTGTTTTTGATGGTTCATAATCATATATAAAATCATCGGTCGATGTTAGCAATATGTTAGTTTGTATAATTTTGAAACCATTTTTTCGAGCAAATTCACCAATCAATGAATTCCATTGATCAATTGAATCGTATAGTTTTGAATATTTGGGGTTGGGTGGTTTGTATATATTGAGTAAATAGATAGATATTTTGGGGAATGTTCGTTTAATAGTAAGCGCCATTTTGCTATACTTTTGAAACAATGTATTTATAAACTGCTTATCGACTATGCCTTTGTTATATTCATTTACAATATTATTTCCACCAATAGAAATAAAACAAATTGTCTCTTTGGTTGCTGTGGTAATATGATCTATTTGTGAGTAGCAATCATCAATAACAGCGCCATCTTTAGCATAATTATACAAAGTTACTGTACCAGACTCTTTAATTAAACCGGGAATAGACTGCTCCTTGTTATTATTATCAACATCAATATAGGCGGAATTATTAAGCATGCTGTCTCCAATTAGGATAATATTTGGTTTGTTAGTTAGTGTCTCTTTTATAGACATCAAACTATTCATTGGAACGAAAATGATTATACATATCAGGAAAATAATAAGAGAATAATAATAAAAATAGTTCATATAAATATAAATATATAAACTATTTCAATAATATATAAATATGAAAACTAAATATACTAACAAAAATAAAGGAAAAAAGGATAAGAAAGGGTATAAAAATAAGACAATGAAAATGGGTCGAAAAATGAATATGAAAGGTGGCGCTGGCGCTAATGATCAAATTTGTCATCAAATAGGAGAGCTGAGAGACAAGAATATATTTAATATATTTAGATCTGCGGTTCAGTTGCCGAAAATTACGCTGATGTAGTTATGCGATTCTTGTCAAACTCCATGATCCATTTTGAACAGATGAACTTGAAACTATAATATCTGATCCTATTTGATATTTTACTGCAAAATAATATGTTGTTGCTGATGTTGTTGTTAAAATAGTTGATATAGATATTATATCAAAGGGAATAAGATTACTCGGAACACTATAACTCATTGCTGAATAATATCCGGCTGTTCCTACAAAAGTACCTGTAACACTAGTACCTCCAATAGGTGATGCTGATAAAATAAGCTTTTGTTTCGCTATAGCAGTCGAACCAGGAATTATAAATATTACATCTGAAGCCCAAACACCATTGAATAACCAAACACCATTTGATGGAACATTCACTGTTCCCAAATTAAACCAAATATTACTGGTTAATGTACCAGTTGTTGCTGGTACATATAAGGGGTATCCAGGCGCCGTTGTTTGTTGTGAGCCATCTGGGAACTGTATATATTCAGGTGTTATCGTAATACTATTAGTTATTTGTACTGGAAAGTATAATAACATATATCCATTTCCTCCTAGTTGATTTAAGCCACCACCACCTCCACCTTTTACTCCTGCGTTTCCACCACCACCACCTTCTTCATAGTAAATTAGAGTTCCTCCAAGATTATATGTTACCCCCCCATTAGCACCACCTACATCACCTATACCACCATATCCAGTAGATCCTGTCCCATATCCAGCACTTATAGTATAACCACCTCCAATGCCAAGAGAAGATGGGGTGGCATTGCCTCCACTTTGAGCTGTAGCACCTACTACACCATTATTACTAAGTGTTGAATAATATGAATATTCAATAGGTCCAGCAGTACCTATAAAGGTACTAAAATTAGAACCAGGATTATTTACAATTGATGTTCCAGTTACAATACCACCGCCACCGCCACCACCGCCAAGTGAACCAAAGGGAGGAGAACCTGTCTGTCCTTTCCCACCAGGACCAACTAAAATATAACCAAAAGTAGTAATACCAGGATTTAATGTAAAAGTATAGGTATCAGGATTAACAAATTCTAGATAATAATATTGACCATTCACAGAAGTGTTTAATGTTGGAACATTTGCTGGATTAGTAGCAGTTATAGTAATTACAGAACTAGGATTAGGAACACCAGTCACATTAATTATTCCATTAACATCCAAATTAGGTCCTGTACCCGCTGTTTGACCAGTAGGTCCAATAATTACATTACCCGTATTTGTATTTTGAATATCAATTGTATTTACTAGATTCCAATATGAATCGCCAATTGCGCCTGTAGCACCTTGAGCACCTGTTGCTCCTGTCATACCTACGGGACCAGTCGCACCTGTCATACCTACGGGACCTGTCATACCTACGGCACCTGTAGAACCAGTAGCACCTTGAGCACCTGTCATACCTGCGGCACCAGTCGCGCCTTGAGCGCCAGTAGCACCAGTTGGGCCACCAGACGATCCATCTAATAAATAAGGAACATAATTCGATCCTATACTACCATTAAGAACTTGTATATTATATGTCCCCGACAAAAAAGATTGAGGTATATAAAACCCTATTTGTTGCGAGGTTACAAAATAAATTGAAGATGAATTAATATAATAAGATGCGCCAAATTTAATAACAGAATCATTTCTAAAATTGGTTCCATAAATGTAAACAAAAATTGATGCTGCTCCAGCGGGACTATTATACCTTGATAAGCTTGTAATAGTTGGTATTATATTACTAGGCCTTACCCATCCATTACATGAATTTGCTGTAAATTGTAAATTAGACATTGTTATATTATATTTATATAAATAAATATAATTTATAGAACGTTATTCAGATCCTAGAGATAGAGGCAAATGTCTTACTCTATCTCTGTTTCTGTATTAGATATTAGTTTATTCAGTTTCTCATTTGTTTCTTTAAGTTCCTTTTTAATATCTTTAATCTCCTGGACAAGCACGCCAATAAGTCCGGTATAATTAAGCGTTTGTATTTTTTCACCGTCTTTATCGCCTGTGACAAGATATGGGAAGATATCATGAACTTCATGAGCAATAAATCCGATTTCAATGCGATTCGAAAAAGTATTATAATATTTTATTGGTTTTAAATTGTTTACATTATAGGATGAATTGAGAGGTTCAATTATCTGTTTAATTCTATAGTCACTAGATGTATTAAAAGATGTACTAGTTGTTACACCATTAACTTCTAATGCTGTTGATGGACTTACAGTACCTATACCAACATTTCCTGCTGAATAGTAAATAGTACCAGCAGTCCCTGTTTGCCCAAATGGAGAAACTCCTGATGATCCAGTAGCACCAGTGACACCATTCCTTCCAGTGGCACCAGTTGATCCAGTAGCACCAGTTGATCCAGTGGCACCAGTTGATCCAGTGGCACCATTAACGCCTATTGTTCCTGCCGCACCAGTAGCACCAGTTGATCCAGTGACACCATTAACGCCTATTGTTCCTGCCGCACCAGTGGCACCAGTTGATCCAGTGACTCCATTAACACCTATTGTTCCTGCCGCACCAGTGGCACCAGTAGATCCTGTGGCGCCAGTTGATCCAGTGGCACCAGTTGATCCTGTGG